AGCGCGGGTGCATCAGGCACAGCGCGTCAAACTGCGGGTCTACCAGCGTTTTTGACATCTAATGTTTCACGCGGCACTTCTGGTGCAAGTGGTACAACATCAGGTTCTGGTGAAGCTGGCTATCCAGACGCAGCGGCAACAGATGGTACACAGCGTGCTATCACAGAAGCTATTCTGAAAAATGTCATTGCATCTTGCTGGGATAGCGGTGCAGAGCCATCAGTTGTTCTATGTGGATCGTTCAACAAGCAAACTATCTCTGGTTTCACAGGTAACGCGACACGTTACAAGGAAGCAGAAGATAGTAAGCTCAATGCTGCGATTGATGTCTATATTTCAGACTTCGGTGAGCTCCAGATTGTACCAGCGAGGCACGTTCGCGCTAGAGATGTATTCGTGCTTGATCCAAACTATGCGGCTGTTGCGTACCTGCAGACCGCAAAGCAAGAGCCTCTCGCGAAAACTGGTTTGTCAGAGCGCCGTTTGATTTCTGCGGAATATGGCCTACAGGTCACTTCGCAGAAAGCTCACGGTGTCGTGGCAGACTGTACAACATCATAATAGATTGGGGGCTACGGCCCCCTTTCACTTTGAGGTGTGAGCATGGTTAAAATTAAAATCACAACAGACAGAACATGGGTTGGCGGCGCGAAAGCTGAAAAGGGCCAAACATACGAAGTTACGGCAGAGGAAGCAAAGGCGCTGATTGCCAGCGGTTTTGGTGAGGAAATCACAAAGGCAACGCCAAAGCGAGCGCGTGACGGTAAGGGAAAGCTGAAAGCCGATGATCCTTCTACACCGGACGTAAATGAAGCGTGGGAAGGCGGGAAAGCACCTAAGAAACGCGGAAGGCCCAAAAAGAATGGATAATATACTTAAAACGTCTTGGCACACGGAAGATGACAAGGTTGTTGTACAGCGCAGTCAGGATATTCAAAGCATTTTAGACTTCAACAAAGAGCGCAATATTGATGGACATAACAAGAAGTCAGATATGCGTTTGGTTGGTTCTATACCCTTTGTTGTTGTTGAAATGTGGATTAAGGAGAGTGGTTTAAAAGTGGGGTCGCAAGAGTTCGCTGAATATGTTAAAAAGAAACTAATATCAGGTGATTACGGTAAACTGATTGCAAATGGTTACTGAGGCAGAAAATATGGCGAGCGACAACTGGCATTTGTCCAAGACTATTCCTATTGCGTTTTTAGCTGGTATCGGTGCGCAAACCTTTGTTTTGGTTTGGTACATCGCTGGTGTTGTAAATATGGTTGAAAACAACACCGGCAACATTGATCGGCATGAAATTGAGATTAAAGAGTTAAGTAATCAAGTCAACAATCATGCGGTAATGATGGCTAGAATAGACGAAAATCTAAAATTCATCCGCGCTTACATAGAAAAACAGTAGTGTGCGCTCTGGTCGCTATTTTTTGGGGCCAATCTTTTAACTTGGGATTGTATCAAGTCTGTGTCTACGACTGCGGGTATGACAGGCCTTCTTATTTATGGTATGATAAGAGCTATGTAGTTCCCCCCAACTACGTCTGCCCTGCGAGGATTTATGATACATGATTGATCCTGTTACAGCAATCACAGGGGCCACAACCGCTTTTAATTTTATGAAAAAAGCTATCAGTGTCGGCCGAGATCTCCAAGATATGGGCCAACAGCTTCAGCAATGGGCTGGCTGTATGGCAGAGTTGGACCAAGCTGAGAAGATGGCTGAAAAACCGCCTTGGTACAAAGCTCTTGGCGGCGGCACTCAGGCTCAAGCTATGGAAGTTTTCTTAGCAAGAAAAAAAGCACAGCAAATGCGCGATGAGTTGCGAGAGTTAATTAGCCACCCTGCTGTTCTTGGACCATCTCATTGGCAAGAGTTTTTGAGGATAGAGGCGGAGATCAGAAAACAAAAGCGCGAGCATAGCTTCCGCAGAATGGAAATAAAGCAGGCCATCATAGAGTGGGTGGCGGGCATAGCTCTGTTCTTAATTTTACTTGCGGGCCTTATCGGATTTGTGTGGTTAGCCAATGCTTGATCCAGTAGGAAATCTTCCCTTCTCCATAGACGCTCAGAGAGCGCGTGAGAGCATTGAAAACCATCAAGCGCAGCAACAGGTGCAGAAAGAGCATTTACGCGCTCACAAGCTCTCTAAGGCGCTAGAACGTGCGCAGCTTGATTTAATGCTCAGTTATGATAGGTTCGGTGCATCTAATACTGGCGTGCAACCGCAGGGTCAGATTGTAGATATGGAGGTTTGAAATGATAACCCCTGAGTGGCTGGACAAATGGCGCATCTGGCCCCGAATGATTTTGACGCTCTATGGTATAGCGTTTTATCGGACAACTGAATGGTTTATGTCAATTCCGCAAGATGAAGTGAGTAACGCGGCAGCGGCCTATGTATCGGTGATTGTTGGTGCAGGGGCGGGATTTTACGGCATATATGTGAATGGAAAGACGCCAAGGGCCGAAAAGAAGGTATGTGAAAAATGCGGCAAATAGACATGATCGTGGTACATTGTACTGCAACAAGACCGGAGTGGCAATCGGAGCAAAGCACAAAGTCAAAGGTTGCAGAGGTTAAAAAGTGGCATAAGGACAGAGGTTGGTCAGATATTGGCTATCATTACTTGATTGACCGCGATGGAACCATTGCAGATGGCAGACCCGTTGAACGCGCAGGCGCACACGCAAAAGGCTACAATTCAAATTCTATTGGGATTGCAGTTTTTGGTGGTCATGGTGGAACAGCAAATGATGAGTTTGAGGAAAACTTCACTGATGCGCAAGATCGGGCATTGCGCAGGCTGATTGCTCAGTTGCAAATGGAGTTTCCAAACATCAATCAAGTTATTGGTCATAATGATCTGCCAAATGTTACAAAGGCTTGTCCGACCTTCAAAGTTCAGCGATGGATTAAGCAAGACAAAACACCGGCAAAGGAACCCCGCAAATCTTTGGCACAGTCCAAGACCATACAGGCATCACAGATTACAAAAATTGCTGGTTTGGCTACACCTTTAGTCGGTACAATTGGCGGCATGGATTGGCAAAAGCTGTTGATCTTAGGCGGTCTTGCTATTGTCATTTTAATTGGTACTGGCGTCATTGATGTGGAGCGCACCAAGAAGTGGAAACAGGGTGATCGCTAATGTTTATGCTGGCACGTCTTAAACTGTACGCATACGCGGCTGTAGCGGTCCTTGGGGCGATGTTAATGGTTTACTTGAAGGGTGCGGCAAATGGCGCTCAGAAAGTGCGTATGAAGGCGACACAGCGGCGCATAGACGATATGCTGACTGCAAAGGATGTAGAAAATGAAGTTAAAAGTTTGGATGATGACGCTTTGCTTACCCGCGCTGATAAGTGGGTGCGCAAACGTGACGGTTAATGGTTATTGCGATATTGCAAAGCCACATTACTTTGCTGATGAAGAAGTGACATCTTGGTTGTTGAGAAAAGATCCTCAATTGTTGACCGACACAATTGTTCACAATGAACAGTATGAAAGGCTTTGTGACGCATCTTAGCGTCTTGCTTCTTAGAAAATCTTGTGTTTATCTGATTTTGGGAAACAGGGAATAAATCATCATTCTAGGTGTAAACTGCTCCACTGAGTTTGTGGTTTTGGTCTTCGCATTGGCCCCCTGTTTCTCACGATTTATCTCAGAGTTACTATCCACTTTATGTCATTGCGGATAATGTAATTGTTCAACTGACTAGCAGTCATTCCCAATTCCCGCGCGGCTTCTGATTGGGAATAGCCCCACTTGCTCATCTGTTCTATGAGTTCTTTTTTCTCGCGCTCATGGCGCTTGTTTAGTTCATCCCATGTTTCAGTTGGTTTTGGCTTGTTTTGGTCAAAATTGTGTTTTTGTGCCGCATGATATTTTGTAAACGGTACGGCACCAAATCCAGCCCTTTTATTACAAAGAACAGCATCACGCTTCATGCTGTTCAGATTGGATAATAAACTTTCTTCATTCATCATATTTTTTTTCCTTCTACTCGCAAACTTCGCACAAAGTTTTCTAGCTCTTTACGCGCTCTCCACAGGTCTTGCTGGACGTTAGGGTGTTTTGTACCTGTGCGAAGGTAAGCGTCCAGACATCGTTCTTCCTCCCGCTTGAGATGACGTAAAAGTGCGTGATCGTGGGGTGTGAGTTCTAGCATCTTCATATTCCTTTTTCATCCAGCATTGCCCACAGTATAACTCAAAATCCTGATGTTTTATCAGAGCGTCATTCTCGCAGTACATACATTTCTCAGTCATTGCTCTTCGTCCTTATTTCCTCGGACAGTTATATCTTTTATTAAAGCAAAATCCGTTCCTTTTCTTCTTGAAACTATCGCACTGTCAGAATGTACAACTTTAACATTCTTGAAGTTTCCAATTATATCTTTAATATTTTCCGTTTCTTGTTCAATTTTTTCTCCGATTTTCCCAGCCAAAATTACATCTTTTGGGACTTCTATATCAATAAGCATAATTGCCCTTAACTTAGTCATGGTCTACTCCTTGGTCTGATTGCAGAGGAAACAACATCAGTTTCCACGCAGGTCATAAAAATGTCATTGCCATACAGCTTCACGATATGGTCATAAATTGGGTCAGCCAATCCTTGATCCATTACTTGCTGACAATGGTTCTCTGAGGCGTAGACGATGCTTGCTAGTGGTGCTGCATTGAATGACGCCATTTCATAGTCAATCAT